ATGTATAAGGATACGGAAGGGATGACCACAACCACGACCCCTGCGGAGCGACAGTACGTGACTTATGGCAATAGCCTGATTTGCGTAACCCATGGCGACAACGCCAGGAGTACGGATATCCCAGGCATCATGGCGTATGAGGCTGCGCAAGAATGGGGCGAGGCAGAACACCGGATGGTATTCTCGGGCCACCTCCACCACCAGCAAGTCAAAGAACACAAAGGCGTGATGATGTACCAGATGGGGAGCCTATCCGGGACAGACCGATGGCACAGTCGCAAAGGATTTGTGGGCAGCAAACGTGTGCTGTCGGCTTATTTGATTGATAGGGACAGAGGCTGCATCGGGCAACTGGATGCTTAATGCCCATGGCCCGCCAGTAATTTAAGACCCACTCCTAAGTTAATGCGGACCAGGGGCGCGAACAAACACCGTAAACCGGAAACAAGATACCCGCAATAAAAAACCCCGCCAACGGGGCGAGCCACTGGCGAGGAAAAGAAAGGGAACAAAGGAACGGAAAACCTTTATCCTAAATGGAGACTATCATGAAACCTCTAATAAAAGAAAGCTGCTTTTCATCTCATCTGGAAAATTCTCAGAAAACATGGAAATCGCATGATCCTTATATGTGTCAAACTCGCTAAAGGATGAAATAATAAGCTTGTCCCCCGAACGCAGGTTGATTGTTACGTCTTCCTCGAATCTGAATCCAAGCTCCGTGGAAATAGCCATCTTCATCTGACCAGAAACGAAAGAAACGTGCCAATCGTTGCCGTTCATGATGCGCTGGGCCTCTGGCGCTTCGATGACCTTGGTTGTAATGGTGGAATCTGTCTTGTTCTCAAGCCAGCTAAATGAAAAGTTGTCGGTTAAAAAAAGCATAGGGCTCCCCTGAGTATATGTTGAATTAAATCATAAGACCGCAAAAGCCGGAAATAAAGAATTATCTGTCCCCAGTGTCGCCGCGCTTAGGCTTGACTTCCCGCACACGCTTGATGTCTAACGCTTTACGCAGGAATGTCTCAAGACGTGTCTTGGTCTCACGGCTGGCCTTATAAAACTGCAAGGAGCATAGGCCGCGCCGCATGTATTCGCTGACCATCCAGCCAAATGTGGGGTTTTCAGGCTTATAGCAAGAAACGCAAACGTAGGTGCCTTTTTTGCTCCCGAAGCATTGGGCGTTGCAAAACTCGCAAAACCCAAATGTGGTCATGATTCAACCTTTGTCAAGACTTCCGCTTCTATGATTTCAGAAGTTTCGTCATCAGATTTTTCTGGCACCTTTTCTCCGCTGCCTTCACCCAATAACGCCTGCTTCAAGGTGGCCGCCCAAGATCCGCCAACCTGCGTTGCGTCCGTACTGACCTGAACGTCCATCTTTGTCCAGCCGCGAGCGTATTGAAGGAACCAAGCGCCAGCCCGCCAGTCGTTTTCCGCAACAGCACGGGCAATAGTGTTGACCGCACGACCCTCAGCTTCAGCCATGGCCCTGCGCAAACGCCGGTCAATATCTAAGATTTCTTCTTCATGGCGCGTCAAACGGCCATTTTCATGCTCAACTGCTGCTTTTGATGCCTCTCGCTGCAATCCAGCAACAGTCCTATGCTGGACACCAGCAAGCTCGCAAGCAGTCTGCATCCGATTGCCAGCCCGCAATGCGCGGACCAGCTCTTCGATTTGTGGTTCGGTTATCTCAATGCGACGTTGCAAACGCCCATACTTACCTAAGTTCTCTGTCATGCCCCTTTATACCTTTCTCAAAGACTGCGCCTTGACAGCTCCTTGATCGATTCTTTCAGTTCTTCAAACTTTTGGTTCATCCCTTCCTCTAGCCGGTCTATCCGGTCAGCAAAAGCATCCATGCGCTCATTTGATGCCTTTGTTTGCTTGATTTCTTGAACATGCTCTTTCATGCTTTCTGCTGCCTCCTTGATTAGGGTAGAGTTCTGTTTCGAGCGGGCCAAAAGCGTCCCGTAGGCTGCGCCAAACAAAAGTAAGCTTGTCCCGGCACTGAGCAGTAATGATATCCAAGGTGTCATTTAATCATCTCTTTTCTTAGATCCAACGGAATAGTTTTCAGGCATATACATACTACTGTCATAATCGATAGGTTCGCCAGTAATAGGGTCAGGTTGCCCATCTAAAACATACCTGACAAGATAGGCCGGAACGCCAAGGCGAACGGCAATAGACATAACACCGACTTTTTTTGTATAGAGTTCATATATTAATTCCCTGTTCCTTTTTATAATCCATTCGGATGCTGGTTTCTTTTTTGTCATCTGATAGTCACTGTCGTCGGTGTTTATTTTATATAGTAAGTCACAAATAGTCGAAAACTGGAGAAAATATGGCACTCCCCAAAGTAAGACGCTCCACCGTGGGTATCGATAAGCTGCTAAATAGCGAATATAACCCAAGAAACATTAGCAATGATGCGCTTTCTGCGTTGAAAAGTTCTATCGAGAAATTCGGTTTGGTGCAGGAAATTGTTGTCAATGAGCGCAATAATAAGATTGTTGGTGGTCATCAGCGTGTAAAAGCCATGCGGGCAGCGGGTGTCACAAAGGCAAATGTCGCCTATGTGGACCTGAATGACCATGATGAAAAAGCACTCAACATTGCATTAAACTCCCCCCATTTGATGGGCACTTTTACAGATGAACTCCATGACCTGATGGACGAATTGCAAGCTGGCGAATACCCAGATTTCGATGAGCTGCGATTCGATGATTTTGGAAGTGACAATGTGTCCCATATTGATACCTATGAAAAGGAAAAAGTTGCAGCTGCCCCTGATGAGCTTGATGGGGAATATTATGAGCCCACAGAAGAAGACGAAGAGATAGAGGAAAACCATATGGAGTTGATTGGGGATGCCACGCTTATATGCGGGGATTGTGTTGCCCTGATGGGAGAAATGGAAGACAGCTCTGTGGATGCCATTGTGACCGACCCACCATATGGAATCGGGTTTATGGGAAAAGAGTGGGACCAGGATGTGCCGGGAGATGCTTGGGCAGCAGAATGCCTGCGTATCCTGAAGCCGGGTGGGCATATCATCGCATTTGCCGCAACGCGCACCGTGCATCGGCTGGCCATTGCGCTGGAAGATGCAGGATTTGAAATACGGGATCAAATAGCCTGGATACAGTGGCAGGGGTTCCCGAAATCGAAAAATATCAGCCTGTCTATTGACAAAGGGGAAGGTCATCCGAACCGGGGACGCGCCATACCTACCGCATCTTCCTATCAGGCGTGTGATACGGACATGGAAAACAAGCTAACATCAAACCCGGTTGGCCCGTATGAGCCAAAAACCAAGGAGGCCGAAGAATGGGTCGGCTGGGGCACAGCGCTTAAGCCATCACAAGAGCCTGCCATGCTTGCCCGCAAACCGCTTGAAGGCACGGTCGCACAAAATGTCACCAAGTGGGGGACGGGCGGATTGAATATTGACGGTTGCAGGATAGTCGAATCAGACCCCGCATGGCCTGGGCCGCGCACGGGTGAATCTCAGGACCGATGGCCGGCAAATATCTACCACTGTCCAAAGCCAGCCCGCAGCGAAAAGGAAGAAGGCTGCGAAGACCTAAAAGGCACCACCGGGCATGAGGCAACCGGCAGAAAAAAGGACAGCAAGGGATTGAAAAACCCGCGAGCTGGTGCAGGCAGAACGGCTGAACACGTTAAAAACTACCACCCAACCGTAAAGCCCATCAATCTGATGCGATGGCTGGTGCGCCTGGTAACCCCAAAGAATGGGGTTGTACTGGATACCTTTTTGGGCTCTGGAACCACTTGCATTGCAGCTCAAAGGGAAGGCATACGCAGCATTGGGATGGAGAAATCAACAGAATACGCCAAGATTGCAAGAGCCAGAATCAGAAAAGCAAAGGGGAATGAATGAGTGACATTACAAAAGAAGACGTGCTTAACGCCCAAAAAGACCCAGTGCGGTTCATACAGCACTTTTTTGGGGTAGAGCTTTGGGGCAAACAGAGAGATATAGCCAATGCGCTGGTGGATAACCGGGTTGTGGGCATTCGGAGCTGCCACGGTAGCGGTAAAACCTTTATGGCTGCGCAAATCGCACTGTGGTGGGTGCTAACTAGACCCTATTCCACGGTGGTTACTACCGCACCAACCGGCAGACAGGTCAATGAACTTCTCTGGAAAGAGATACGCAAGTCATTTAAGAATGCAAAGTCCAGGTTTGAGGCGATGGGCATGAAAATAGGTGGCGAAATGCTGCCGAAAGCGCCCAAGCTGACCATTGATGACGATTGGCTCTGTATTGGGTTCTCCACCGATGACCCCACCAGCTTTCAGGGCTGGCATTCCCCAGGAGGCGTCCTGGCAGTGTTCGATGAAGCCCCAGGTGTTGCGCCAGACATATGGGATGCGGTTCAGGGTGTGATTGTTGGCGAAAATGACCGGTTGCTCTGCATCGGCAACCCCACCGAAACATCCGGGCCGTTTTACGACATGTTTAACAAGGAAAACTCGGCAAAAACATTCCATATCAGTGCATATGACGTACCCAACGTGAAGCAGGGCAAGACCGTGATACCGGGTCTTTGCACAAGAGAGTGGGTGGAGGACCGAAAAAAGGAATGGATGGAAAACACCCCAATGTGGCAGTCCCGTGTCCTTGGAAACTTTCCAGATACCTCAGACGCCACGGTCATACCGCTTTCCTGGGCAGAAGAAGCCGCATCAAGGTTCCAGAAACAGTCGAAAAAAAGCATTGGCCCCATGGTTATGTCGGTCGATGTGGCCCGATTCGGTGCCGACACCACCGTTTTTGCCTTTGCGGACGAGAATGGTGTTAAAGAAATGATCACTGTTCCCAAATGCGACACAATGGAGACTGTTGGACATGTGCTTAAATCTTTTGAGGAAAGAGGCGGGTTTGAGCGGATAACGGAAATCAGGGTTGACGCAGACGGCCTCGGTGCAGGTGTTTTTGACCGCCTAAACGAGCAGCTCGGCTCCATAACCGTGGAAATGAGGGGCGGCATGAGGGCTGAAAACAACGAAAGGTACCTTAACCGACGCGCAGAATGGTATTTCACGCTCAGGGAACTTTTAGATCCAGATTCCGATAACCCAATTTTTATACCAAATAACCAGAAACTAATAGCCCAGCTTTCATCCATTAAATGGAAGATTAATTCGAGGGGCTTAATCCAGATAGAGTCGAAAGAAGATATGAAAAAACGGGGCGTTAAGTCTCCTGACGAGGCTGACGCAGTAGTAATGGCCATGTCTATGCAGAGAAGGCTCGACTTCTTCTTTGTTTAGCATAGTATAATTGTTTACTTGTATTTGGGATTTTTCACAGATAGGTTGAATTTATGGCAGGATTTCTTGACATGTGGAAAAACTGGTTTGGGGGCTCTGGATCTGAAGCAGATTCGGAGATCAAAATGCTTCCATCAAGCTCAAACCCCGCCTATGGGCTGATATCATCGGCACTTCAGAATACCAATGCGCCAAGACGCGGAACGCCGGAGCTTTTAAATGCTTATAAGACTTTGCCTTGGCTGCGAAGTGTCGTTGACCGAATATCAAACGCCACAGCATCTGTTAAATGGGTGGTGGTTGATACATCAGAGTCCAGTGTTTTAAGGCAGCTTAACATAACTTCAGACCCTAGCACTCGGCAGAAGATACTGAAGGACCACCTTAGTCATGCGACCCCACTGGCGCTAAATACGCCTTTTTCCAATCTTATCGAAAATGGAAACCCCTGCATGACCGGCAGGCAGCTTCGCATTTTATCGCAAACGCATCTTGAGCTTATTGGTGAGGCGTTTTTGCTTATTGAGCGCGATGAGAACGGGAGACCATTTGAACTTTGGTCGATTCCCCCGACTTGGGTCAAAGATATCCCGCGAGGCGATAAGCCATATTATGTGGTGCAGCACCAAAGCTTAAATATGATTGTTGAAGATGACGACATGCTTTGGATGAAAATGGCAGACCCGTCTAACCCATACGGTCGCGGGACTGGTATTGGCGAGGCCCTTGGTGATGAGCTTGATGCTGATGAGTATGCAGCCAAACATGTCAAGTCCTGGTTTTATAATCGAGCAACACCCGACCTTCTCGTTGGTGTTAAGGGCGCATCCGAAGACCAGCTAAAGGGTGCGAAGCAAGCCTGGGAAAATAATAACCGTGGGTTTAAACGCGCATACGGTTCCCATTGGCATTCGGGCGAACTTCAGGTGACACAGCTCAGTCAAACATTTGCAGACCAACAACTTGTCCAGTTCAGAGAGTTCGAGCGGGACATTATTGTGAACACGTTTGGTGTTCCTCCCGAAATCCTCGGCATCCTAGAAAACAGTAACCGCGCCACCATTGAGAGTGCGGATTATCTTTTTACGCGCTGGGTGATTGTTCCAAGGCTTGAGTTCTGGCGCACTGAGATGCAGAAGTATCTTGCGCCAATGTTTGGCGATGGGTTTACCATTGAGTATATCAATCCGGTTCCCGACGACAAAGAGCACAACTTAAGTGTTGCGAAATCTTTTCCGTTTGCATTTAGCATAAATGAAATAAGAGCGATGGCAGACCATGCGCCCCTTTCTGGTGATGAAGGCGAGGCTTACTGGGTGCCGCTTAATGGAAGTATAACCGAAGACATAACAAGCGACCCCGAAGAGCAAGAGGAAGACGATTTGCTTCAAGAAGAAGTTGAGCAGGGTGGCGATGTCCCACTGGAGGAAGAAAATGAAATGGTTTGATATTTCATCCAAGAAATTTAGTTCAGATGATAAGTATAGCGAGGGGGATTACGCTGATGAAATGGAATCCCATGATGGCGTAAGAAAGTTCATGGAAGTGTCTGTGGATGGCGAGGACGATGGTGTTCAGGAAGAGTCTGGCCTTAAGCTTTTCTTTACTATCTCCACGGACCACATAGACCGTGATGGCGACACCATTGAGCAAAGCGGCTGGGATCTATCTGAATACAAGAAGAACCCCGTCGTCTTATGGGCGCATGACTCCTCGGCTCCCCCCGTGGCAAAAGCTAACGCTACTTATCTTGCTGAAACCGTTTCAAAGAACGTGGGAGAAGACGCAGTCCACCTTATGTCTGTTGCGGAGTTCCCCTCTAGAGACCTTTATCCTTTTGGGAATATGGTTGGACGTCTTTATAAAAATGGTTTTCTTCATGGGGCGTCAGTAGGTTTCTTGCCAGTTGAATACGAAATCAATAGAGAGCGGGAGGGTTTCTCCCCCGTTGACTTTAAGTCCCAGAAGCTTTTGGAGTGGTCTGCGGTTCCCGTGCCAAGCAACCCTGAAGGCTTGGTCCAGGCACGTAGCGCAGGGATTGACTTGGCTCCGATGGTGACATGGGCAGAAAAGATCCTTGACGGCGAGGGTTCATTAATCCTCCCCCGGCACTTGCTTGAGGAAGTCAGGAAGAACGCTTCATCCAAGGTTTTCATTTTGAATAAGGATTCATCCATTCAACTCGACATGTTTAGGGTTGAAGAGAGTTTCTCGGAGAAGGTTGAAGAACAGGTGAAGTCTTTTACGGAAGATGCACATGAGCATTTCACCCACGAGGAAGACGTAGTGGAAGAGTCCCATGAGATAGAGGCAGAAGAAAAGTCCGCAGACGCTGAAGAAATGGCGTCTTCCGCTGGCGAAGAAGAAGCCAAAGTAGAGACTGAAGAAAAAGAACTTACGCTTGATGAAAGTCAGGCAAAAGAAGCCGATTCGCAAGATGAGGTAGAAACAAACGATGACGATTTGCGAAGATTAGCGCAGGCTACATTTGAGCGAAGAGTCTTGTCTTTAACCCAAGAGCTGAAGAGCCTAGTCGGTGAGATCAGCAGAGGAGTAGACCGATGAGCATCGAGACTAAAGATGATGTGCAATCGATTGTGGATGAGGCTGTTGACAACACTGATGTTGTCGCGCAGCTCAAGTCCCTCAAAGAGGAAGTAGAAACCCTCGCTAAAAATAACAAAGAGCGATCCGAGCGTAAGTATGCAAATGCTTTCGTCGGCAAAGAAGAGTCCGCCGCTGTCCATACTCGCACCCATGAAAAAGGTGTGATGGCTGCTCGGTACCTTCGTCTTTTGGCTGCCGGTAAAGGCGACCCAGAACGTGCGGCTAAAATCGCAAAAGGCTGGGGCGACAACTACATGGCAAAGAGCTTAAACGAAAGTGTCTTCGCCGCTGGTGGTGCCCTTGTTCCTGAAGAGTTCATGAACGAGTTGATCCCTCTTCTTCGCGCTAAGACTGTTGTGCGTTCCCTTGGAGCACAAAGCATCCCTATGAACCGTGGTTCATTGACGATGCCTTTCCAAGATACCGCCAGCACTGCCAACTACATTGGAGAGCTTCAAAACATTCCGCCGAGCCAGCCCTCATATGGTCAGCTCACCTTGTCTGCCAAGAAGCTTGTTAACTTGGTTCCGATTTCCAATGACCTCCTTTCGGATTCTTCCTTCAGCGTTGATTCATTGGTACGCAATGACATGGTTCGCACCATGTCTCTCCGCGAAGATATCGCTTTTATCCGTGACACGGGTGCTGGCAATACTCCAAAGGGTATGCGTAACTGGGCTCCTGCTGCTAACGTCTTTGCACGTACTGCTGCTGGTGGCCCTGGAGCTGCAACGCTTGATGAGATCACTAACGATCTTTTTAACGCAATGCTGTTACTTGAAAACAACAACATTCCTCTCGACACTGCGGGTTGGATCCTGACTCCTCGAACGAAGTCTGGTCTTATGCGTATCCGTGATGTGAATGGTCAGTTCGTTTATCGGGATGAGATGCTTCGCGGCAACTTGCTCGGTTTTCGCTACGAAACCACCACTCAAATCCCGACCAACCTTGGTGGCCCTGGAAACCAAACTGAAGTTTACTTCGCTAGTTTTGGTAGCCTGGTTATCGCTGAAAGCAGCAGCCTGCAAGTCAGCGTTTACGAGGGTGGTGCGTTCAATGATGGTGCTGGAGTTGTATCCGGTATCAGCACTGACCAAACTGTGATCCGAGCAATCGCACGGCACGATTTTGGCGCACGTCAACGAGGAAACGAAATCGCAGTCATCACTGACGTCGATTGGGGCATCTAACACGGGCTTAAGCCTTTAAGGAGAAAAATATGTCTGGAGTATCAAATATTCATGACGCAGGGGCTTATGTCGTATCGAACCTGCTGCAACAAGCAAGGTTCGCCACTGGCGACCCCGAAGCAGATGGTGCCTCTGTTGACACCATTCCCGCTGGCGACCAGCAACTTGGTTCAGCTATCATCCAATGTGATGCCGCTGGAACGATTGCTGTAGCTGAAACTGCAACCCTGGCCATTACGCTTCAGGATGCTGCCGATGACGGCACTGGGGCTCCCGGTGCTTTCGCTGACGTAGCTGCTGACGTGTTTATGGGAGCTGCTGACGGAGCTGACGGCTTGCCCGCCAACCCCGTTATCTCTCTCGATAACGCAACACAGGCTGGTAGTTTCTCGTTCACTGTTCCTCTTCATCGTTTGAGACGACATGTTCGTGTTCAAGCTTTGTGGACGGTTAGCGGCGGCGCTGACACGGTGGATTATCACTGTGCAGCAATCAGCACCGGTAACGTAAGAAAGCCTGTATAGGCAAAGGGGTTTGGAGATGGCGAAAGTATCAATTCAGTTTATTCGATGTTGTTCACCTTACAACGAGGGCGACAAGGCTGGTTTTACCAGTCCGATTGCAGACAAATATGTGAGAACGGGCGTTGCTCGATATGTCACTACTGCGGTCACTGCCTCCCCCGTGAC